ATGATATTTTATCTATGATATTTTATCTATGCTATGGTATAAAACATGGGCAAAATCAATCGCACGAGACAATCAAGGAATACTGTTCGTAGACGGACTAATCGCACGCAAACTACAAGACGCAAATCTAGAGGACGCAAAGTTACAGGACGCAAATCTAGAGGACGCAAAGTTACAGGACGCAAAGTTACAGGACGCAAAGTTACAGGACGCAAAGTTACAGGACGCAAATCTACAAGGTATCGAGGTGGTGAAGGTGGTAAATGCAAGAACGCCTGGACTAAATGCCAAAATGATGCGAATTATGTGTATGGGAGAATATTAAACAGATACGGCCTGGGGACCCCGCTAGTGAACGACGCTGAGCTGAGACGGAACAAAACGCGGAATGACTGTGACACCGGCCTTAAAGAATGTCGCCACGGCCGTGGGTGGGCTAAGCGAATATTTACCGCCAACCCAGAACAGAAGGCCCGCGATCGTAGGGCGGAAGAGCGGGCGAATAACAGGGAGAGTTACGAGCTGCATAGGGACAAACTCAAAATGAGGCAGGATATGGCGGTGGCCCAAGTGAATGCGGGCAGGAAGGTCCGGGCGGCCATGGAGGAAGACTTTGACGCGTGATGGGTTAGGTTCATTTATAGCCTTGCTTCATTTTTTTAATTGCGTTTTGAACACGTTTCTCAGACATACTACACGTATGTGTTAGATAATTGTATAACTCATCTAGATTTCGGTTAGAATGATGAATGGATAGTTGTTCCATGTCGAGTGTATCGTGATACATAGTAAAGAGTCGTCTAGATTCCTTATAGTTCGTTTCATAGTTTTCAGGGATTTGTTTAATCGTGGGTAACACATGTTCGATGCTGCTGAGTTTTTGGATATGGTTGAATGCCGTTTTATTTCCAATGCGAGGTAGATTACCGCAGTAGTCACAACCGCATAATATACACATATCTACAAATTCGGTATACGACATATTAAAATCACGCAAGATAGTCTCGAGATTAATCACGCTTATCACATCTGCCCGCTTGATGCTCCGATCCAAGCACGTGCGTATCATTTTAGGACAACCAAACGCGAGTGTATCCATATCCTCTGTCACCACATAGTCTACCATTCCTTTACGACACATCTCTGATGCGTATGCTTCGGCTTCTCCATTTGCCTGGACATATGAAACACCCATTAAATCCAATAACTGCTTGATGTCATCCACATGATGCTTGGTTAACCGTATCGTTTGCTTTTCCAATTTATTCTTATCTTCTTCTGATAGAGTTTCGTCCTCCATCGCTGCTTTTGCGTTGGCTACTTTATCGTGTCTGCTCTTTAATACTCCACATTTATTATCGGGTGGTTTTCCATCAAAGACATAAATAGGGGTGATATTGACAGCGAGGTAATTAGTAGTTTTATAGAAGATACCCGTAATATGACTCACAATCTTCCCATCCTCACTAGTCAGATATGCTTGATTGGCACCCCTCATATTAATTAACATTTTATACATAAACAGACTAGCATCGATGGCGACTGTTTTCCCACTCAGTTTATGTAAATTAATCGTTTCAATCGCATCGGGTGAGTGTTGCTTAATAAGTTGTGTAAGTCCTTTAATTCCCATTAGAATTAGTTATACTAATACTAGTACATCATATGTTTAAATCAAATTTATAAATAAATGAATTAGTATTATGAGTCTTTCATTGATTCGCGAAAAATTGCTCGCTAGCATCAAATCCGAAATATATACCCCCGAAAACAAGCAAATGATTGAAGAAGAATTTTTGAAACCCATGATCCATCAGATTTTAGATCAGATGTATCCCTATTTCATGTGGATGGGTTTATTCTTTATGTCGATGTTCGTATTTATCGTGTTGATTTTATGTTTGAACGTGAAAGTCTTATTCAATGCCTAGAGCGTTCGGTGGATATCTTTTATATACGTAAGTGTAAACATCATGGAAGATTCATCTGACACTTCCATGGACATGCTCCAGAAACACTTGCTCCAATGGACGAAACTGGATAAAGACCTCAAACAAGTCCACAAAGTGGCAGCAGATATCCGTAAGCAAAAAGACATCTTACAATCAAAAATATGTCCGGTGATACAGTCCGAACAATTGGAAGATAATATTTTTTCCATCCCGTCCCTCCAGACAAACATATGTTTCAAAGAACACAAGACATCGGAATCATTAAGTTATAAATTTTTAGAAGATAAATGTAATGGATATTTTGACAGTCCTGATAAAACGCAGATGCTGTTACAATATTTGAAAGATAACCGTAAACAAGAATCATCGTACGTGTTAAAAAGCAGTGTATTGAAAGAATAAAATATAAATAATCTACTATGTAGTATGAAGGATTATATATTACGAACCATTCAAAGGAAACAAGGGAAAGAGTATATCCATGAATATACTGATATGCGTGGTCAAATTATCTCTAAACACGTATATGGTCCATTTATAAAGAATATATATATTGCCCCGGCCTACGATAACGTCAAAATTAATAAGTGTTCCAAAGATAAAGTCTTGGCGATTGGTGTGGATGTAAAGGGGCGCAAACAATACATCTACAACCCCGCGTATATTCAGGCAGCCATGGATAATAAATATAAAAAATTAATAAATTTCGGTAACAATTATAAATGTATCATGAGTCGCGTTAATAAGGATATGATATCCTTTGACGATTCTAAAAAAAAACAAATTGCGATGATTTTAAAAATGATGGATGAATGTAATTTTCGTGTGGGGAATGAAAAATATGCGAAAGAAAATAACTCATTCGGTGCGTGTACTCTCGAAAACCAACACATCAAGGTGGGTAAGGAAAGCGTGACTATCGATTTCATAGGGAAAGAAGGAGTTCGTAATACATGTCGGGTTAAAAATAAACGATTAATCAAAAATTTACGGACCCGCAAAAAACAACTGGATAAAAAGGACAGAATATTTAGTTATCGTTCGAATGCGAAATATTACAATGTATCGGCAGGAGATGTGAATAGGTATCTAAAACAATTTGGTGATTTTAGCGCCAAAAATTTTAGAACGTGGACGGCCAACACCGACCTAGTCAAAGAACTAGTCAAACCCCTGTCATTGCCAGCCAACCCCACGTCACATTTGAAGGACAGCATCAAAAAAATAGCCCAGCGAATGCATCACACGCCAGGTATCTGTAAGAAAAACTACATTAATAAGGAATTAATAGATATGTATATCCAGCAAAACGGTAAGTTCCGATATTATTTTAGGTCTTCTGATAAGGAGGGTATCTCCGAAGGTCTGGTCGTATTTTTGAAGGATGTATATCGTTAATATATAAGTCGTTATAGTTTCACTAACTATAGTTTCACTAACTATAGTTTCACTAACTATAGTTTCACTAACTATAGTTTCACTAACTATAGTTTCACTAACTTATACCTTCCGCTGTTTTGCTTGGTCCAATGACCCACACACTTTCCGATGTCGTCTTCTCCATCCACACCTTTTACAATTTCATACACTTTCTGTTTACTATCGCGGTAATAGGCAACCTTGCGGTAGGTAAATTCTTCGTATTCTTCATCGGTACTTTCTTCTCCACCATCGGTACTTTCTTCTCCACCATCTTGGACCATATCCTTCGTTGGTTCAGAGGACGATCCATGGGTATCCAACTGAATTATGTCAGGATGTAACAATGGTTTCGGGGTGGCGCATTGTGTAGGGGACCACCCTGATATGGAATGATCCGAACTACTGTCTTTCATATCATGATGAGTGGTTTGTTCTTTGAGTTTAACTTGTTCTTTGAGTTTGACCAGTTCATTGACCAGGCGTATGATTTCTTTATCCTTGGCCGCGATTTCTCTGGACTGTCCGCGAATAATATCAAATTTATTTTCGGCCGTTTCTTTGGGTATATGGGAGGTTTCCTTTAGTTTTGCTTCTAGACTTTGTATCTGCTCGTCTTTTTGCTGGATTAGTTCCTCTTTTTGTTGAACGACTACCGATAAGGTTTCCTTATCTTTATGAGATTTCAGTAATTGAGAGGATAGGTCAGATTGTATCTGAGAAAGCGACGTTTCAAGTTTCATATGTTCGTGTAGTAGTCCGGATGTCAGTGCATCAAACTTATGTTTATAGTCTACCATAGTGTCTGAGTGTTCCATATTTACTTAATTAAGTATGGTATTGTTTAAATAATTTTCTAAGGTATTCATAAGAGACGATGGGTAAAACATCTAAGACCAACAAATATAAGACTACAAACAAACATAAGGATGTCCCACGGTCCAAGAAACTGCTGTCCAAGAAACCGCGGTCCAAGAAACCGCGGTCCAAGAAACAACCATTCAAGATACCATCATCGGAGTCAGACACAACCATACATAGATCCCATTATGACAGCAAACACTGTTCACCTAAAGAGAGCGATATACCTTATTCGTGTTTATCAAGTGATATTCTGGTGGCAGTTGCCAAAGCATTAAATAAAATTACGGAGGCGGGTCTAACATATGAACGTACCTCTCCTAAAATTCTATACGGTCGCATCTGTAATGTGATGCAACATAATTTTAAGTGTAAGAATGAAGCATGTTGGTTAAACATCCGCAAACTAATGAATGAACTATCCGCCGAGGAGGTCACTTATTTCAGGAAACATTTTAGACCACACATGCCTAAAGATATCATCGATGATTATACCAAATGGATCAGTAATCATGATATTGAAGAGGTGATGAAACAACATCACGAAGATACACCGGGTGTGTATTCATACGGTGCCATACCGATAGATTTTAAGAAATGTTCAGTAAGTTCTGATTTATGTAAGATAAATTTACAAGATCATATCGATAATGCTGAACACAAATTAGTTATGGTATTTAATACCGATGATAGCAAAGGTCCGGGTCAACATTGGATATCATTGTATGTGGACATATTAGGTAAAAATTTACAATCGCAACCAGGTATTTATTTTTTCGATTCGTTCGCCAGCAAACCTATGAAAGAAATTACGGAACTCATAGATACATTAAAAAAACAAGGGGAGGCATTACGCAAAGAATTTATTGTAACTATCAATGATAAATCACTCCAGAAAAATAATTTTTCATGTGGATTTTATTGTATGCACTTTCTGGAACACATGATTCAAGAATTACCTTTTGCAGACTATATCAATAGCGGATTAAATGATAAGAAAATGATAGAGTATCGAAATAAATGTTTTTTACATCCCGATGAAATTAAATGTTGATAACATTATATAGATGGATTCATTTGATATGGGTGAAAATACAGGAGTGCTGGTATTACAAGGAGTGATTATATTGCTGGCGGTCATTATCGTATTTATGATATATTCCGAAAAATCTAGTGCGGAGGAGTTACAGACTAAGATAGATAGTTTCGAATGTCCGGCATGTCCGAATGTTCCGGAATGCCCTGCTTGTAACTGTGGTGCAGAAGGAGGTAGTTGTCCGGCCTGTATATGTGACAATAACTCTCCATTAGATTGTCCCGATTGTCCGTCCTGTCCCGAAACTAGCGGCGGACCGAGTGTCGACGAAATAGTGAATGCTATATTCCCAGGAAGAAATCAAGGGATGACCTCACACGGAAGGTTTTTCCCCTATAATGATTTTTCCGAACAACAACTGAAATCCACCTTCCAAGCAGTGGATAATATGGAAACGAGCACGATGGGTGGTGGTCTTCCAAGTCGTGTTAATTTTGAGAAAAATCTACAAGGCGGTACAAGCACGGATGTAGCCTTGGCTAGCACGGTCGAACCACCGATAGGATCTGGTGCGGGTGTATTTTCTGAATCACCTGCGACTGATGCTGCTGCCACTGCTGCTGGAGCGACTGCTGCTGGAGCGACTGATGCTGGAGCGACTGATGCTGGAGCGGCTGAAGCGGTAGCCGGTGGAGCATAATAAAAAAATATGCTACTATATATGGAATTAAATTACTCATACATCATCATATTTTTACTTGCTATGGTGGCGGTATTTATGGGCTACTATCATTTTATACTCACGGTAGATGCTGGCAATGATAAGAGGCTAACCATGGCAAAACGCGTATTGATGTTATTTACCGTAGGGGGGCTACTACATATATATTCCATCACAGAAAACACACAACTCAAGCAATTTTTTATCGTTATGTTGGCCGTCATACTGAATATGTACTCGGTATATCATTCAACGGGTAAGTGTAATTTCCCGAAGTTATTTGTGATCCGGTTATGTTTATATAGTGCGGCTATTACGTTATTCATCGCAGGTGCCCTATGGTATACGACTAATAATAGTTTATTTGGATTTATGGTTGTTCCCGAAGAAGCAGAGGAAGTCGTAAGCGATGCCCAATCTTTTTTCAGCAGCAAGGTTTTGAGTGGGATTACGCTAGATAATAAGGTAGACTGTCCTGTCCCAGGCTCATCGGATTATACATCCGAAATGAATCAACTACACACTAGTTCCAAGCAATCGGATAAAGATACCTATACCGCGTGCTTGGAAAAGGAGGTACGTGCTGATTTAGCCAGAGGCGTGTAGCCAGAGGCGTGTAGCCAGAGTCATCAAACCCACATACTTCGTTTTATTTACTATCTTATTTTCAAGTATCATATAATGCCTTCGTTATATGATAAATATTATTCTGACCACAACCGAACCTATATGTATAATTTAATGAAAGAAATGATATATAAGGATTACCAAATAGATATAGATCTCAACGAAACCTACAATCAATTTTTCGAAACCAATTTTATGAACACCTTTCATGCCATAGACACGGAAGATATTAAAAATCTAAACAATCATTTATTGACGACACAACTCGAATATTTTCAAAACTTTATCTTGAAGCAAAATAGACTCACGACTCCGGATAGGTTGGAAGAGGGTAAGGTGACTGGGAAAGGTAAGGTGGCCGTGATAGATGGAGGTGAAGTCACTGGGAAAGATTTTATAATCCATTCACTACGACGTAATATTAATTTACAAAATTCTTCGCGTCATAATTTTAGGATACGTTCTCCCCTAACGGATACTCCTCTCAAAATAGACAAAGTGATTCTCCCCATAGAAGATACATCACTGTGTCTGAATCCCATGTTGATCGTATCGGTAAACAGCACCCATGTAGAACTTCACCTACGAGGAACGATGTCTTTGCGTAATAGAGACTACGGTGTCTATGCTCCGTTTTACGAAATACCTTTTACTCTTAGTTCCGATACGTGTCGTATCCAATATAGAAATCAATTATACAAGGTCCGAAAAGGATGTGATGTATATAAGATAACTTCCGTGGATGGCGGAACATTACAGATTGAGGTGGTCACGGAGCATGTAGCCAAAGGGCATGTAGCCAAAGAATTCATATGCGATGATTTTATACGAGTGTGTAATTTTGACAATAGAGAGATAGAAGATGATTCTTGTTTACAAGAACAATATAAAATAACAAATGTTACCGATGATAGTCTTACGGTTGATATGGGACCGAGCATAGAGGAGGGTCTGTATGTGATGAATGTATCCTTACAGAACACGGTTCATCTATCTAGTCTTGAATAAATACTTCCACGCCTGAGGCACCCGGGCAGAGTAGCAGGGGTTTCACCATTTTCTTATCGACATATTCATCAAACCGATATAACCTTCGGAGTGTGTTTGTTTCATGAGGGGAAAAGAACATCATTTCATTGGGGTTGTATTTAATTTTATAACCGATTCGCTCATTGCTGAGGATGGATTTAATCGAGGGGAACTTCTGCTCATCAATGTCGTCGGCATATTTCTCCAAGGAATACATATCCTGATATACCGAAAAATGTTTACCCAATTCTTCATTTACATCGTGGTCTTCATCCACCTGGACGTAAATATTACCTTCATCTAAGGATAAAGAACAGATTTTTTTCGCATGTTCGCGAATATAGCGAATATCTACCTTGTCTTTGTCGCTTTCATAATAAACATAACGATTATCCCCCACACCCACTACGTATGTGTTGGGTTTCATGAATAACATGAAGGACGCTTTCAATTGTTTGATATCGATTTCGAATAGTTCGTCCGCCGATATGCCTGGGAAATAGGCTATTTCACTCGCTAATAACTGACTAAAACGAACACATTTTTCATGCACAGCGGGATCATCGCGCGTATGTTGGATACAGTCCAGGGAAGATTCTTTGATAATGTCGATGATATTACGCGATACTTGGTATTTTTTATGCATGATATCGAAGATTCGTTCGTCAACGGACGCACCTATATTGTGTATCATATCGATTAATTCTTTGAGACCCTTATGTTTTACTTCCGTCAATTCCGTTTTGATATCGCGTAACGTGGGGATGTTATCCCATTCCTGAATAGATTGATATATCTCCTCGATAGAGGGACCTTGTGGTAGGGTGGATAAGTATAAATATTCTTCGACATTGCGGTCTTTGGGGTCTAGTTCATCGTGGGAATGGAGGCGGATGGCGCGTCCGAATACCTGATCGATACGGACAAAATTCCAATACGGTTCGAATATGTGAACCTGTCGCACGCATGTCAAAGAGATACCTTCGGCTCCCGCCCCCGAGATAATCATAACCTGGATATGTGCCCCCAATTTATTCTCCGGAGCATTGAAAGCTTTCATATTAGCCTTTCGCTCATCCACACCTTCCTCCCCCGTGATAAACGTAAATTTAAGACTAGCGGATGGCTGATCCAATGGATTATAGAGGGAGTATCCGTTGGCTTTCAAAACCTGTTCCACGATTTCCCCTCCAGAATCACCACGGAAACCGCTATAGATCAATACTTTTCCAGTTGGTTTGAATCCGTCCCGGTATCTCTGAATATTCTTCATGATCCGGTGTAATTTGGGTGAATATTCAGCTAATTGTTGGTCGTATTCTAGAGATTTAGCCTGCTTTAATAACTCATATTGTTCTAGTTTCAACTCACGGACCCTATCACCATTCTTACTATAGCGGAAATCATCATCATCATAAATCATATTACATATTTGTCTTGTCCTGATATTGAAATCAAAGGGAATGTCTTCGTGGAGGTTTCGTTTCATCCGTCTGAGTAATTCTCGTTTCTTTTCGGAACGCCAGACCTCGATGTATTTATTGAATTGGCGCTGGCTCATGGTACACGCTTCCACCGTTATTTTTTTGGCGATGGAGTAATATTGATACGGACCCGTTACCTGCGGGGGCGCCACCGTGGGCATCGAGCCTATTTGTGACCGGTCTATCGGATAATACGATGTCATACCCATCAACATTCTACGCAAGAGCGTCTGTTTTTGATCGTCCATGGTCAAATTATCCAAGAAAAAATAATCCATAAAATTTTCATCTTCTGATAAATCGCGTAACTCACCCTGATCCTTGATCTCAAATAATTTTTGGGATTGATAAAAGGGTATGTTCATATTTGAATCAAAACGAATCGATTTTTGTTTTGACGATAGAGCCTGCTGAATCGTGGGCGTGATATCCTCGATGTCAAACACCTTGGATAGTCCATCGTACATAGCTTTCATAAAATCTTCGTATGTATGTTTATTGTCTGAACTGGTATAGATGTGTTTATTGCTACGGTTCATCACAGATACAAATGTTTCCTGATTCATCGTATACGATATGAGTAGTTTGCCTTCTTTTCGCGAGACATGGAACAATTCGATTGGTGTGTTGGTCTTATAGTAGATATCATTGAGTTGTTCCACAACTTGACTAGGGTCTATCTTGGAGGTAATTATCACGGTATATATGTGTTGTTTGCCCTTCAACATATTGTATAATACCGCTATTTCGGATGGTTTGTTAATGATGGGTGTTCCCGATAAAAACACCAGTTTAACACGTTCGGCATTAACGATCCACTCATAAAATGTTCGCGCCGACCCACTATCATTCACAACCTCACGAACAAAATTATGAACCTCGTCTATTATGAGTGTTTCTTCATAAAACGGTGATTCTACTCCATGTTGACTGATATTCATATTCATCTGTTGGAGTAATTTTTCTTTGATCAAGGCATTCCCTGTGACATCGACGTCATCATTAAATAATTCATCGTCCGAATCTCCCTCTACGTGAACCATGTCGCTGTCTGTCACGGTGGGGAGCGGATTATAATGGATGAAATTATATTTCAATACGACCAATTTATGTATCTGACATTCCAAGAATGTTTGTTGGAGGGGGTCCATATCCTTATATCTGGTTCCCTTGTCACCGTGTGTCCAAAATCCTTTGAGTCCCGCTACCTTGGTGGATACTTTCTTATATTCGATTTTTAGTTTGTTAAACAAGACGGGTTTTTTATTTTGTAATTCGGGGTCGGCATCTACGAGTTTTGATTTAATAGATTTCTTGACTTCACGAATGGTATGATTCATGATTTGTTTCAAGACTTCATTCGTGACCTTGTATCGTTTGTATAAGTCTTTGCGTAGTTTGTCATTTCCTTCTATCTCATGAATACCGACAAAGGTCCAATGACTGCCTTCCATATCTAATTCATCTTTCCCCCATTGTTTGACTTCACCTATAAAATTGCTTTCTAACGACGCGGGTAACATGGTGGTTATGTTCATATCACTGGATGCTTTTTCGGCCATGGCCACCGCCGTAGCGGTTTTTCCCGTTCCCAAACCGTGATACACCAGCAACCCGCGATAAGGCGTTTCGATAGATAGATATTCTCGGACCAATATTTGATACGCGTTCAACGATGAAGGTGTGTCCTGTCCATACCTTAATTTGCTATCGTTTCGCAAGGGGTCGCTGGTTTGTCTCAATATATCTTTATAAAAGTCAGTATTGACATAGTCCACGAACGCTTTGCGGTTAGACGATACATAGGTATCTATCTTACCTTTATCTGGTGGATATTCGGATGTTTCTTTACCTGAGGTTTTATATTTACCGGGTTTATCAGAATCATCATAGGCTATCACATTACCTTCTTCATCTAGTTTGGGAGAATCAGGGGAATATTCAGATCCTTCTTCGTCTGATGTTTTATTATCATCCTTGGCAGCATCATCTACAGGAGTAAATTCACTATAATCAACGATATCATCCAAGGTCCCTTTCAGAAAGGCTCTTTTGAGAGCGATGAATATCTTTTCTTGTTCTTTTGTGATCTTTTTATCGGCGACTAATTGTTTTAACAGGGGTATCCGTATATGTTTAATATCCCTCTTAAAATAGGTCGTAATCATACCATCTAATTCTTGCGTCATTTTGATCTGGGGTTTGTCGCTGAGTTTATATTGATAACGAATCTCGATGTCCCCACGCACTTCGCGTTTTTGGTATTTCACGACATCTTTTAAAAACTTATATATGCTATTACTTATACTTCCCTCACTGTATAGTTTCTCTACTTTGGATAACGAAAGAGTTGTGATATTATCCGAAAAATGTTGCTTAATGACATTATTAATTTTATGATTAATCACAATTTCTTTCTGTATAACCATCTATACATACTAGATAGATTAATTTAATCCATATTGTGCGAATAATATTGTGGCACTACGACAAGACATTATATTGAACCAGAGCATTATAGGATGCGTTCTGTTCTGCTTTTTTTTTGGTTTTACCGACACCGATACAGATAACATTGTCCCCTTGTAACAGTTCACAAGTAAAATCTTTATCGCTGTCTTCACGAGATTTATGGCGATAACTTGGATATACTTTAAAATTATGTTGGAAATACCGCAAAATCTGATCTTTGAAATTGGTATCGTTTAAGATGATTTCAGGTAAGTCCAGATGGCATTCAATTAAATTAAATACAAAGGTTTGAATGACCTTATAATCTTGACAATCCAGATAGAGAGCTCCGATAAATGCCTCCAATACATCTTCTAATATATGTTGATTGTTTCTCCCGGAACAATGTTCTTCGATGTGTTTGGATATAATGATATGTTTATTCATATCTAACTGCGTAGCTAAATAACACAGTTGCTCTCCATTCACAATGCGTGTTTTAATTTTAGTCATAAATCCCTCATCCTCACCCTCAAACCGTACATAAAGATATTCGGCAGTCATACAACCTAGCAAGGAATCTCCTAAAAACTCTAAAATTTCATATGATTTATCTTGGAGAGGCAAACATCCGTCGGGTTGGGTAAATTCTTTATAGTCTTCTAATTTATTATACGAGGTATGGATAAACGCTTGTTGATAGAGAGAGATATTCGTAGGTTGAAAGTCATTGATATTCACTTTGCGTAAAATATCAATCACATCGGGTGTCGTGATAAGTGTATTAGAAAAGTTATAGGGGTCTGCCTTAAATTTAGTATGTGAGGTTGCCATTGTGTTATATACTAGTATGTGGTGTTGTGTTTAAGTGGTAGTAGGTAGTTAGCCATCTAGGCATCTAGGCATCTAGGCATCTACGCTCCTACAGGAGCGTTGGTACCCGGTCCCGCCGGAGAAGCAGCACAACCTTCCCCATCCTCGAGCGGTCTGCGCATCAGATCCGGATTAATAGAGGTGTTCATCCAAGGACTAACCTGAACTTGAGGGTTGGGTGGTTCGGCGCGCAATTGTCTATTGGCATTCCGTAAACTTTGACCCACGGTATTCGTACCGATATGAAATCCAGAATCGAGGTAATTCACACCCTGGAGGATACCTTCACCATGCGGTTTGCTGGTGTTAAATTGTTTAATCGCCTCGCTATCTTCTTTGGGAAGTAAATCCTCTGCCTTGAGCGTCGGGTGCGGGTAGCATGTAGGCGGGGTGCGTGCCATATCGGACGGAACATCCATCGGTGCCGAATCTAAAGACACCCCCTCCGATGCCTTGATGGAACCGTCAGCCTGCGGAACAGGGGCCGGACCCGATACCAAACCCTCAATTCTCCCTAAAATATTGATACCACAGTTTTCTTGGAGTAATTTTAAGGCAACATAGGCCGCCAACACATATACTACGACCTTAAACATAGTTTCACAATTAATATCGTCCATTTTATATATTACAATATAAAAAAAATCCTAGAAAGTTTAGGCAAGGTTCACTAACGCTGTTTCTAACCTAGATAATTCGCATGTATCTTTTTCTATTTTTTGTTGATAGTCCGCTATTTGTTGGGTCAATTCCTCTACCGCCTTATTCTTGACTATCGCTTCTTCATCAACGATTTCATAATCATATTTACCTTCAGGAACTTCCGCGGTACCATTATCTACGGTACCCTCATCCACTATCAGACACTCTGCCGGTACAATAGACACTGGATCTTTTACCAGTTTTATTTGTGATATAGACATATCACAATAATAGTGTTGCTTCAAAAACTTCAATCCACGAATATGGACCATCATTATGATAGATGTTCCGGGGACCAGACTATCTAGGTCTACCAATTCATTGGCTTGATTATAACACTTGGCTAATACGACTTGGTCATCGGATGATAATTTAAACCGTAACTGTGGAGTTTCTCCTTTTTTGATGGGTTGGGTGATGCGTTTATACATTTCTTCCAATACATCCATCGGTAATTCTTTGTTAAACCATGCTTCGCTTTGTTGGTAGGTCCTATCTAAATTATGATCATCTAACTGAACCATCTTATCGTAAAAGGTAAAATCCTCCATATCAGTCTCGCATACCAAATAGGTATGTGAACCCTCGTCTTTTATTTCTTTGACTTGTAATCTGGACGACTGTAGTAAAAAAGGGTGGGAATCATATGACATAGGACCAAAATATACCGTGCCCTGATTTTCGGGTTTTTCATAAGATATCGTGGAATACTCTAGGTTATCATAGCGGACCACTTGACTCATTTATAGTAATTGCTTTATAAATAATCTTTAGGTATTAACGCGTCCTTAGACTGGTAGTGTCCTTGAGTTAGAGTAAATGAATCATCTTAACCTTCCATTTGGAGATATAGGTGTCGTTATATTTCCATATCTTGTCTAGATAGATATCGCATTGAAGTTTACAAAACTTGGATATGTTCATAATCCCCACGCCGTCATAAGAATCCGAATAGATATCACATTGAAATCGGTTATAGGAAAAGGGGATTTTCACCTCTAGATTGGGATCATATCTTTGTTGCTTATCGTATTTAATCTGCGACACAAATAAACCGCTATCCCCACCTCCTAATCCGAGTAACTCCATCTGCTTGTATTCACACGTCTGGATAAATTCATAGAAACTATTCATTTCGTGATCACTTTTGTAATTGGTAAATTGAAGACACATCTTAAAATTATTCCCCTGATTATTTACACCGAAGGGACATATCATCACCGGGGTGGTGACGACCACCTGGGGTTGTTTGTTTAAATATAACTGTGAATAACAAAACTTAAGGTCAGTCATCGGATCGGTTAGACATGGGACATATTCTTTTTTCTTGGCATTGACGTTGGTACATGACATGTGTTGACACACTACATCTTGAATAGTGAGTGTATCATGTGAAATATTACAGGTTTTCATAGGGTATATAAAATATATGGATTAAATCTTTATATGGTAAATCTTTATATGTATAGGTATCAAGACTACTTATTCACGATGGTTTTTCGTTTGGTGGAGTTGTTCCACAGCGAATGAGTAGGCATACCTGAATGAGACTTGAAAGTGGAAGAACATACTTCTTTCATGGGTTTGGAGGATCCCCAATATACACTCTTGTCTTTACCTGTTTCAAAATAATCGAATGATTTCTGACATGTTCCATCGCCTTTTCCCCCAGGCAAGACCTTTGCGGAAGGTTGTAGGGGGTTTGTCATATTAAATTGTGTGGGGACTTTATCTAAGGTAGCGTATTGATTCATGATTCGTGAGATTATACCTAAGGGTAGAATTTATTTTCGCTTGGTCCGATTAGGTCGTTTGGGTCGTTTGGAACGCTTAGGTCGTTTGGGTCGTTTGACTCGTTTGGGTCGCTTAGTTCGTGTAGGGGTAGGACTCGTGGGTGTAAATTCAATCGCCTTATCGTGGTATGCTTTGACCCACATATCAAATATATTGTTACCAAGTCTCTCTTGGGTTAGGGTTAAGGTACCCTCTTGGGTAAAGATAGCACAACCCGCATATTCAATCTCGTTCAAGAAATAACTTTCACCATCCATCGTGTTATCGCGACAGCATCCAAAATCAATTCGTAGATAGAGAGGTGGGTCCGAGCGTGGATTCATTGTGGGAAATAGGTCTACCACTCGTTTACCCATCTTCTTAATGTCTTTCAAAACCTTGGGAGAGACGGTGCCAAATTCTTCGGGGTTTGAGCCATATATTTTGGATTCGCTAAAGACTTTGTCGGCGGCTTTCATCGCCACATAATACTTGAATTCGCCGTTGATCCAAAAAGACTTGACCTCCCAAAATTTAGCGAAACCATCCATCACTTCTTGACAGACAAATGCGGGAAACTTTTTATTCTTGGTTAAAAACGTGGCTACCTGCGCTTCGGCTTGCGGATTCGTGATAGATGAATGTACCACCGTATCTGACGAAGAATGCTTGCTCGAAACGCTGTTGACGGGTCCGTGTTTGCGATCAAACTTACCGATCCCAATATTCGCATACGCACGATGGGGTTTCAAGACAAATGACTTCCATCCCTCCTTTCTAACTCGTTGTATGATCGTATGTGGATTCCTGTCATCACGCACCACAAACGTAGGAGCAATGGGAATACCCTTCTTTTTGTAATACTCTAGATAATCACCCTTATCAAACAAGAAAAACTGTTCTTGTAGATTGGGATAAATATTCAACGATGGTGTCTGCATCAACTTCAAGACTCGTTTATATTCCACGTCACTTTTTTCCCATGCCGCCAATAAATTCAAACTCACTAAGAAATTCACATCATTTTTCTCGAGTTTCTTTTCATCAAATGTGTTGATAAACGATACCTCGATGTCTTTATAGTTATACAAGAGTGCTGCTTGGAGTGCTTTTTCGAATGGTATAAGACCCTTGTATTTCCCTTGTTTGAGGATAGTAACATCAGATAACCATGGTTGTTTCTTGGGTTGAACGTAATCATTCGTTCCCCCACCCTGCTTCCAGCACACCAGACCTATCTTAAGCATATATAATATGTTAGATTATATATTACTAAAAAAAAGGTTATATTACTAACTATTGTATACAATTCCAATAAAAACATTCCAGATACTTAGCTCTTGAAATAGCTCGCCGATGAATGGAAACCTGTCATTTCAAAATATCGTTTTTATCATGTAGTATACATTACTAAACTATGAATTGACCCAATACATGTCATGTCTATCATCGTTCATAGTTTATTCATTTCTTACGTATCACAATTTATCTAGGGAATGAAGAGTTGTGAATTCACACAGTTAGAGACTTGAAATTAAATCGTCTATTTTAACGCGCTTTCTAACAGTCATGGTGCTATTAGATACCTTGACTAATTGATAATTTGGTTTGTTAAATTTATTAATATATTCTTGTTTATCTACTTCATCCGATAACATGGTATCCGCCACCGTCCGTAATATTTCGGTATGTTGGATCTGAATCAGTTCTTTTAAGAATTCCATCGATGGCAGGGTTTGTATCGTTTAGATGATACCTTATATAATCAAATTTTGTATAGATGAGATCTTATATAATCAACATTTGTATACACCATGTATAAGATTAGGGAACATCCTAACATAAACGGATAATTCATAAGTAATCCTTTCCTGTGCCACAGAAACGAGTTGTGAAATGGGTGACAGAGGAAGTTGAGACCGCTCCATATATTGAACGATAACCTATTATCCGAATCGTAACGGAACATAACCGAACCTACGTAAAGTTCGATGAATACCAAGAATAATAAGGAGACTATCAAAATAAATAGAATCATTCCAAAATAATATATATGTAGTGTATATAAATGACTATGAATGCCCTACAAACGATTGTGGATATTTCCAAGAAAAATATGCATTTGTTTATCCTTGCGATATATGCGTATGTTCTGTTTCAGATAGAAAATACTGATTACATAACTATGATTTTATTGACGGTGGCCGCGTGCTTGTCTATCTGCTACTTGAAGAAGGGTAACGTCGTTGAAGGTGCGTCAGGTGACATGGTCGAGGATAAACCTGCGGTCGAGGATAAACCTGCGGTCGATGATAAACCTGCGGTCGAGGATAAACCTGCGGTCGAGGATAAACCTGCGGTCGAGGATAAACCTGCGGTCGAGGATAAACCTACCGCACCAGGAGCGAAACAACCTATGGTAAAGGAAGGATTTGAAAACACGCCTCCCCCGACCCAACAGAAACCCGATATGATGGGTCCATATGACGGACTATGTCTACAAACGGGTAATAAAGAAAACTGGATGAAAACACCCGATGAAACGGCGTTGATACCGAATGATGCGCTATTCACGTATCTATCCAGTCAAGGTCCCACCAAACCGGTGTTTACGGATAATTCGGCCTTAGACGGACCCCCGGTTGATGGTCAACCTGATTCGGAGAAGAAAATGTTCATGTTGGCGAATAATCGTTCGTCACCCAACTGTTGCCCGAGCACCTTCTCCACCTCCACGGGATGTGTCTGTACCACCAAGGAACAACGTGATTTCATCGCGTCGAGGGGTGGTGCGATCGGCGCACCAGGCGCACAAGGCGCCGCTAGCAAAGTGGATCTCCAAGATATCTAAATACTATTAAACTACCTTACCGCAATAACATTTGATGAACTTTATGGTACATATCTTCACCTTGCTGGTCATATACTTGTAATCTCTGTACTCTCCTACGTTCTTCTTTTTGTCGGAGGGCTTCTTGATACGCACTTTTCTGTTGATCTTCGGACGTCATTTGATACGATATATTGGTTCTTTCATGTTCGACGCCTTTGATGGAGGTGGCACGCGAATTGAGGTCGACCGAACCCGTATCGATCAATGTCGTGTCCGTAGTGAATGCTGCCTTATAATCCGAAAAACCCAAACCATTCGTTTCTCCGCTAAAATTAGTAACTTTATCCTGACCTAGCGTCACCAACGAATCTTGATTTTTCATAGATAATCTCTCTTGTGGTTCTTCGTAGTGGACGATTTGATTGCCTAGTTTTTGTTTTTGATCGTGTTTATACTTTTCAAATTCATGATTGAACATATCCTTATTAAATTCTCCTTGAAATAATTTACCTTGTCCCGACGATTCTTCCGTTTCTTCCTCCATCCAAGACCCATATCCTTTATCATAGGGATCGTCTAAACGATTCTCTGTATATATCTTATTAAATACTTTCACATCAAAATTATCTTGATTTGTCATATTTTGGGTGGGTTGTGTCTCTAAGAATGACGTGGCACTACTTTTTAATTCATTATGTGAATGATTTCCTTCACGCTCTTTTAATTTTTTTTTAAGAACCGTATAGGCGATCGATACTTTCTGAAATTCATCTTTTGACCCACCCCTGTCAGGATGAACTTTCATCGCCTTCTTTAGATACGCTTTTTTAAGTTGGTTTTCGTTAAATTGTTTAGGTAGATCCAACACCTTATACGGGTCTAATTTCGTAGAGGGTAATTTGCGCAATGATGCGTTGGCTTGTTGTTGCTGGTGGTGCTGTTGCTGCTGCTGCTGCTGCTGAAACGCTATGTTGGGAGGAACATCCGCTTGGTGGGACCCATGGCTTGGTTGCTGTAAGTTAATCTGATACAGCTCATTAATTTGTTGCTGCTGCTGAACGATTAAGTTTTGCTGTTGTTGGATATACAATGAATACATATCATCTACCGACATCCCTTGTTGTTGTGACTGACTTTGTCCTTGACCCATATATTCAATGATAGATAAAATAATAAAAAATTAACCTAACCTAACCTATCTACTCTAACCTATGTATCAACGTTGCCAAGGTTCCACATACTCGTACTCCAGATAGTCAAAGATATCTTGTTCCACCTTAAATTCATGGTCCACTACGGATTTATCTGTTATATGTTTGAGTGAATACTCATTCATAGACAACCCTCGATCGAGAGCATGTTGTCGCATCAGAGTATTAAAGTCTTTGGAACCGGTGAAATATAGGATGGCAAACGGATACTCCTTCGGTTTCGTGATCATGATATCAATGCGTCTGAAGGTGAGGCCATCAATCAGTTTACACATACCGTTATATTTCTTGACGCCTTTGGCGAGAGTTTCATATAGATACCCTTTGTCTTCCAAGACTTGTATAAATCGCTTATACAATTTTGAATCTCCTTTCAGGAGGACATCGATATCGCCACTATCTTTTGCTCTTCGTCTGTAGGAGCCCGCAATCGTCATTTCCGCACAAGGATCTATCTCGCGTAATACGTCCTTCAAGTATAGGTCGTGATTATCTATTTCTGACTGAGGAATCCGTTCCAAGATATCTTCGTAATGCTTCAGACCTATCAATTGTTTATCATTGAGAAGCTCTGGTAGTTTGCTAGACTTTCGGAGTTCATCGATAGTCGTAATACCACCGTCCACCAACTCCTTGGCTTTCTTGGGTCCTACACCCGATATCAGCAATAAATCTTCGCGTGCGTCTTTGATGTTCTTGATTTTTTCATACGCAGGACACGTACCTGTATTCACGATATCCATAACCTTCACAGATAAACTCTTACCAATTCCCTTAACCGCTTGTAGACTTTCCATACTGAACATATCGAGTCCCTGAATATTTTTAATACAACGGAAGTAGGCGCCCGCTTTGAAACTCTCCCCATTATTTTTTTCATAGTTTCCCAAAGATTTGAATATCTCGATGACCCGTGATTTAGTTTCTTCGAGAGGTAGTTCCTGATGTTCTTGAATGATGACATCTGTACGGACACGGGTATACCGTCCGAATCGTGGTTTCCCTTTCGCTGTTTTTCCGGAGTGTTCATATGATATGATAGTTCCGTGTGGATGACTTGTTTGATACGATTTCCGAACCGCGTCATCCATACCCGAAATGGAGAATAGATGATCTTCCTGTTCGTCAATTGAGGAATAGGTGTCATGATTAATCAAGGGTTTACAGATGAATGCTCCCAGCATCCCCATATATTTCCCTTCCCCGGGTCGATGATCTACGATCACGGCTTCTTCGTCAAATGCCGGCTTATATTTCAAGAGGTGATTCGACCTCTTCCCTTCATAGTCAGAAGCGGGGTCTTTCAACATGATACCCTCTCCTTCGTTTTTGATAATATCCTTATATACTTTGTCCAGATGATCGTCGCTTGTAACCTTTACCTGTTTCGCGCATACGCACGGACACGGTAAGGTATTCATAGGATACGGTAACTCCTTTCGCAACTCATTCCATCGGCCGCGATTCAATCGGACGATTTTTTGTAGTTCCTTGATTCGTTCTTCAAATGTCCCGAGATGTTCGGGCATATCATATACCTGAAAGGTGATATTGAGCCATTCTTCATCTATGGGGACTTTCTTACGCACCGCTCCCATCTCTTGAAAACGGTTACGAGCGATCCACAGTTCTCCATCAACCAGTCTAGGCGGCATCGCTTTCAGAAACCACTCAGGGGCATTGAATGGTTTATTTTGTCGCGAGTAAAAGTGTTTGTCTTTGTGAGAATAACAGGCTCGGTATCCGTCGAATTTCTCCGACATATACCATCCCTTCACATCATCCTTTCCCTTCACATAGTCTTTGGCAAGCATAAATGTAAGGGAACTCATTGTTAGTATAGTATAGTATAGTTGTTGATATAACCTTTAGACTATGGTAAAATCAAATTTAATAAATATAATTTAAGAATAGGATACTAAATATCCTCCACCTATCATAAACATGATACCGAGAATAATCGTCCCTTCTATTTTCGCCTGTAAGAACAGGACACTGAAGATAAATGTCAGGATCACTTCCATATTAATGATACACATGGGTTTCCCTGCGTTGTTCCCGCACGTCTGGAGAGCTTTATAGATGGCGGGATCGATCAACACATACACGATAAATATCCTGACTAAGATTATCAAAAAGTCGCTATTGTCAACTTTGGCGACTTTATGGCCTGTCGTGATAACGTAGGTCCAGATACAAATAAAGGACAGAGATATCGCATAGACCAGATAATCGATATACTTATATTTTGCCGATATATTTTTAGTAATCATATTCTTAACTGATATAAACACAGCTGCTATCAGGGCATATTTCACCCACGGTTCCATATGAATGATACAATATTTTAATAGTGATATAAAATTAGTTTAAAACGGCGATAAATTATAAGGTATCTTATCATGAGTTGCAAATCTTTAAAATTTAATGGGGTGGAACTCGCTGAATTCAGCGATACTCAATTAAAACAATTATGCTTAAAACACCAAATAATCACAACCCATGAATCACATTATATGACAAAGGGTCAATTGCTCGCAGAAATCAGAGGGTATGTGACCCATAAGGTGACAAAATATAAAGGTCGCCGATTATCGCAACCCAACATAGTCAACAATGTCAAGACAGTAGGTGGGCCCCCTCAATCAGACGTTCAATACAACCGTGACCGTAGGATGAGTCATCCCATCACACCTGGTGAAGTCCAGGTGGCACGAGAAAATCACACAGCTCGCGAACAAATCGAGCAAGGGAGACAAGAAATCCAATCCATGAAAGAAAATCCAAATATGAAACAGTTCGACCAACTGGGCATCTATCCATCTGTTCCACGTGTAGTCGCTATAGGGGACCTACACGGAGATTTGAAGGTGACGCTCCAAGCCTTGCGCCTAGCGAAAGTCATTCCACGAGATATTTATCCGAATAACGTAGACCAGATTAGCTGGTGCGGTGGGGGGACGTGGGTCGTCCAATGTGGGGATCAGATCGACCGCTGCAGACCGGATAATTGGACGAAAAACTGTATCGAGGATTGGTCCGATGTAACCGAAGACGAAGGCAGTAATATGCGAATTATTAAGATATTCCAAAATCTGGATGCCCAAGCCCGCAAGAGTGGTGGGCGAGTCTTAGGATTAATCGGTAACCATGAATTAATGAATGTTGATAAAGATTATCGGTATGTATCACCCGAAGAGTTTTTAGAATTTGTTCCACAGAACCAGCGCGGTCCCAAATATACAGATGATGGATATCCCTTAGGATATTATCATCGGTTAAAATCGTTTGAGAGAGGTGGTAACATAGCCAAACATTATGCCTACCAAAAAAAATCTGTCATCCAGGTCGGTAAATTTATATTCGTTCACGGAGGTATCGGTCATGCTCTCGCTAGTAAATACACCATTCACGAATTGAATGCGATTGTTCGGAAATGGCTTCTCAAAGAAGGGAGTGCACAAGATGATGAGGTATTTGATGAAATATTTAGATCAGACGATGATATATCCCCGTTTTGGTGTAGGTTATATTCCGAAGGTGACGATGAACATGAAAATACCGAACAAGGATTTAATCAGTTGATGGGTATTTTGAATAGGAGAAATGAAACGATCCAACCGATCGAAGGGATGGTGGTCGCACATACACCGCAGTTTATGAACGACCGGTTTTTAAATTCAAGATATAATAATAGATTGTGGCGAGTAGACGTAGGGATGTCACGGGCCTTTGGTAAACACGATATGTGTGGCGATAATAAATTTAGACAAATTCAAGTATTGGTCATTAATAATGATTCTGAATTTGAGATATTAAAATCACCCTACAATGGACGAATGGCATGCGATGGAGCAGGAGATGTCGTAGATATTCATAACCAATCGATGCCTTTTTAAATGTTGTTTTATGATGATGTAACGGAGGTAGGAAATGAGGCAATATGTTCAATGATATCTAAGGGTAATTCTACTGTGTCTGAAGGTGTGTCTATCGCTGGAAGTAAGCATCGGGCAACATTCAGTCGTTGTCTAGCGTGCTTAAGGTCTTCTTCCAATAATTCATCTAGTTGTCTCACCACTTCCGGACCCACAAACACGCTCCACCCCGATACGGATACTTCTTCACTGATAAAGTTCGTTTCATACAGTCTATCTAATTTACTATCAATATAGTCTGCGTTGTGTTCGGAATATCGACTGCGAATTTCCTTATAAATTTGGTCTTTGGTCTGTATGATTGAACCATAATAATCCATCATTTGTTAGTCAGTTATTAAACGGTTAAGTAAGGGATATTATGTCTTTATAGTTAACAGTTCCCTATGTACTAATCAAATTTACGGCTTATCTAGTTCTTCTCCTGATAGTTCGTTTCTTAGCACATGTAGGTTGTTTAGCACATGTAGGTTGTTTAGCACATGTAGATTGGGAGGGTGTCTGCAGGTATACGGTTTCTAGTTCGGTATATCTTGCAAGGGCACCGGTGGGTGATATACGATTAAAATGGTCGGGTTCACTCATATGCTTGAATAGGTCCATAAAGGGTTTAATATGAGGGTCTGCTATCAACTGTTTCAACTTGGTGAGTTTTTTGTATTTTTGTGCGTGCCTAGCTAAACCACTCGGTAGTAATACACCCAACGAATAAGTATCTAGCAACGATATAATCTGTTGTTTATCCTTTTCTAATTTATTATGAATACAATAGTCTAGTAATAGTAGTAAATACTCTTTTAGACGATGTCTATGAAATATGGTTTCGTGGACCAATTGATAGCGTTCGTGTAGGTCACGGTATATATCGTATTCATGGTCGTCTTTTTCTTCTTCTAATATTTCTTTTGTAGCGAATAAGTAAATAAATTCATAGGGATAGGCTGGATAGATTCTATCCAGTATAAATTCACTCATACTTCTCTGTTTATAGTAGTTAGTATGTGAGTGCTTGGCGGCTAACCCAAAATCTATAAATTTACAGCCATCGCTATCCACCATTATATTATCGAATTTAATATCGTTATGTGATATGTTGTGTTTATTCATCTCGACCAAACCTACAAACATTGGTTTCATTAGGCGCATCATATGTAAGAAATGTTTGATAAATAAAGGTTTATTATCGTATATAGATTTAGTAAATTGTGTTTCGAATACGTGGGTCAGACTTTCTCCTGCGTACGTCCCCTGGAGCATCTGTCTATTCTTATCGAATTCATCAGGTGATATACGACTGTCTTCGAGGCATTTGGTTACGGTGGGTTCCTCTTTTACTAATGTCTTATATTGTTTGGGTAAACATGTCTTATTCCATACGTGTGCCCAGTTTTCATAACCTTTAATTTTGTTAATCATCTTATCGAGTTTTATTTCTTCAGATGCTTCTTCTTTACCTTGCTCGCCAAAAAATACTTTGGACACATGGTCTCCTTTTTTTGTTTGTTGACCCATACACGCGAGGCCTGGGTGAAACACACATCCAAAACTACCTTTACCGATTAAATCACCACCTGCTTGAGGTTCACCCATATATAATATAATATATATAATATTATGAATGATTCATTAGTACCATTGGTAACAGCTACCAAATATTATGAAGACTTATATGCTATCCCTTGGCAACTAACCGAAGGTCGTAAACTAACCGAAGGTCGTAAACTAACCAACCCCCGAAAACTTAGAATAGGATTATTCAACGTCCCTTGTGGTGGATTTGGAGATATCATTGTGTGTCAAACCTTTTATGAATATATAAAACAATGGTACCCTCAACATGATATCGTATTATGTACCACGGCACCCGATAAATTCAAAAAATTAGGGATCAATACACGATCCTATCAAACTATTTCTGTTCACGGTGATTCGGAATGTGAATTATATAATTTAATGTATTTTAAAAAACCGCCAAAGAAATTCGATATCATGATATGTATTCCCATTATAAATTATCAATTTAATATCAATCAGTTCAAAAAGTTTATCCCTTACGCGAATTTATTCAACACCTTCACTATGAGCGAATACAATGGATATATCCCGCCATACACCTTTCCGATAGGCGTGGGTCCAGGACAACTGGGTCTATTCTTAACCGACCAAACCGTCCGTAAGCACACGATGATCGAGGGACCTTACGCGTTGGTGTATATCCAACCTTCCCCCGAATGGGGTGTCCACAGCAAGACATGCTTCTTACAATACATGGAAATGATCTCTAAGAAATATCACCGAGACCACGGATTGTTTCAGGTGGTCGTTCAGCAATGGATCGTGGATGAGTTACGGGATTCACCTTCATTCAAATCCAGATTCAAGAAAGCCTTGAACCCGTACTATACGAATATATATATACGATCCCTAGATGGCGAAGATATATTTATAGGGAATGATAACTCTGATAATTCAGAACCAGGTCAGAAAAGTGAAACAAAAGGACAGAGTATGGTTTTGAGGGCTGATATTTTACCCAAACCACGATTGGATTTTATGTCTTTGATGAAATACAGTGTAGAGGATATCTTATTAACAGGAGATCAAAGTATCACCGATTGTTTTAGCGTCGCCGATAATAAGCGCATATGGTATCAGATAGCACCATGGAAAACAGATTTTGCCGAACAGATGGCTTCTGCTATTCCCGATAGATACGTCAGCAATTTTAGGACGACGTGTGGATCGTTGAAAGGGATACATCAGAAAGTGAATTATTCTTCTTTTTTAAAAGAATATGATTTTAGGAAACTAGGCAAGGTTCGGATGGACGCTATTTTACAATTTATCTACAATCAAGAAGACTATCAAGAATATATGGATATCGTATTACATAGTCGGTCTAAGGAATCGGTATTGAAAAAGCTGAAAAATAAAATATAAGATAGATTAATATGGCGAATCAATGTAGCCCACCTAGCGAAATACAAACGCGTAATCCCAACATCGCGATTCACGCTGAGCGTACGCAAACCGCACTCGAGGGAAACAACCTTTGTGGTCAAGGGTATTATATCGCGCGAGATAGTGAGAACTGTGTGATAGGTTGTAAGGAGTGTGACCCCGATAACGGTGATCTAACCAACCAATATGCTGATATGTGTTCGTCTGATCAACTAACATGGCAAACGGCCCACATAGATGCGAATATCGCGGGACGACGTAATTCTATATGGACAGATATGAATACTGTCTTAACAACGACAACAAATGACATATCGGATACTGAAACAGCCTCGGCATTGGATATGGTCAAAGAATGGTATGTCAATCGTATGGATGACACTGAATTACTCAATCGAATGAACGCTTTGAAATGGATGGAATCGGAATATGACGACACTCAACAAGATGATAGACTTATCGCATTTAAGCAGGCCATCAGCGGGGGTCGCGGGTCTACGGTATCGTGTATAGAACCCACTGATCATTCTATATTGCTCGGTGGGACTGAATTACTCGATCTGGGGACAACATGGAATGCGACTGATAGGATCGGACCTACCGGGGATACCGATCCGATCCAACGAAGGTGGAACGGATGTACATCAGGTGAAAGTGGGGATACCTTTGGTCCAAATAATATCATTCAATCGGAATACGAAGAGTGGAGCGCGGATTACTTACGCAGTGATATAGTAGGTTCCGAAACTCAAGACACACAAGGTACTAGTGGTTCGCGTATGGATAGTTCTATGACCTTTGGTTCTTCGTCTGCCAACATACTGGGTCTCGAATTATACCCACCTAGTCGTAGATTTGAATACTGTATGAATGATTTATTAAATGAATATGATGATGAACATGATAGAGAATTAATCGAAGAAATACACGGTATACAAGATATTAGGCATCTCAGCGATAATCATATTCAATTTATCAAACGTAAGTTAGAGATGCTCTTACTATCTAGGAGTCGGTTGAGCGTTAAGCAATGTATGTTAGATTATATTTTTGATGATAAAGATATATGTTCCACCGACATCGCTACCCAAATGGCAACGATCTTACACGTCTTATTCAGCACGATAGGTTTTAATGTTCAACTCGATAGCAATGATCCTGAAAGTAGACAGGCACTGATACATATTATCGATGAAATGGGTGATTTAATCCCTAAAGCCATCGATAAAATCATAGATATCACTGAGGAAATAGAGGTCGCTGAATGTGGGGGTATCAAAGGGAAAACAATGATTTTACAAGAAATGAATCAAAAATTATTTAACCCACCCAAACAAGTCATACAAATAGACAGTGGATTATCTACCTTGGAGGATACAGTATCGATGATGAGTGGAGTGCTAGATAAGGACCAACTTGACAACGATAAATTTCAACGTCTCACTATATTGGGGGCTATTTGTATAGCTGTCTTAAAATTAATTTGAATGCTATACACTATGGTTAGTATGACAATAAGTCTAAAATTTGATTTAAACGTAACCCTATCTATATTACAAGTCTATAACAATGTCTCTTCTTCAATGGCAACTAACCGATAAAAATCAGTTTGCGCTATTTATTCGTGATTTAAGTAACAACCTCAGCAATGTTAAACATATGATGGAAGACACCTTGAGTGAACCCCCACCCGTGAAGCACGTTCATGCTAAGAAACAAAAAAAGGTGGTTAAAAAGAAAAAGGATATTATCATCGAACAACAAACCAAGATAAGGTTAGACAAACTAATAAAAGGTGATTTAGCTACATTGGATTATATAATC